AAAAAGAAGATGCAAAGGGCAGCGCTTGCTGGGCAGAATGCGGCACGTGGATGGTTCACCGACGGACGCAATGGCTGGGCACCTAACGCTCTTTCCACTATAAAAGCAAAGGGCAGCGATAGACCAGGAATTTGGACAGGCGCCATGCGGGCCTCGATCGTTGGAGTTGTACGCGAGGAGTGAGAATGGACCGAAGACAAAGACTACATCGTGCACTTGACACGGTTATGGATGCAGCCCCCATAATCTTGACGCGTGGTGGGACCGGCAGCATGCGCAGTATGGAAAAAAAGTTGCAGGCTAATGGCGTCATTATGCAGCGAGTGGTGGGCACCGGTAAACTTTTCACATGGAGTCGCTATGGAACTGTCGATCCGGCCTTGACGCGCGAGCAATGGCTGCATGAGCAGTTGGCCAATGGTTGGCAGGTGAAGCCATGATATCAGTAGCCGAGGTCGTCCAAGATCCTGACATGGTAGCGCCTCAAAGTTTCACGATCCTGAGAAGCACAGGCCAGTTCATCGCAGGAGGCTGGGAAAGCACGACCACGCCAATCAACTGCTTTGGCCCGGTACACGTCGCATCCGACAAAGAGATTCAGATGCTGGCCGAAGCCGACCGTGTGGGCGCGGTGCGAGGCTTCTGGGCCAACATCCCGATCTATACAACGCGCGGCACAGCGTCGGTCCCATCAGTGCATGGTGAAGTTCCGACTGGTTCTGGGACGACATTCACTTTATCAGCACCACCTCCAGGCGAGGTCGTTACTGTGTACGATGCAAACGGCAGGCTAGCGCTCAACTACACAATCGCCGGTGCAGCGCTTACTTTCGGATCGGCTCCAGCTACACCGCTCTATGCCACATGGCCCATCACGGTGCAAAGTGGCCAGTCAGCTAGCGACATCATTCAATATGAGAACGAACAGTATCGCGTCGGCCACATTTACAGAACACCTGGTTCTGGATATTACAAAGCGCTCGCAACGCGCATGGACGCCTCTTAATGAGCACCTCAACGCAATATCCGAATGGCCAAGTCTTAATCTCGAGCGCACTAACACAGCAGCAAATTAACGTCCTGTTGCAGGCGCTCACCTGCGGCATGCTCGGCATTAACCCTGTAGATCCGGCACAGGTGCGCGTGGACTGGCAACCTGTTGGACAACCTGATGTGACGAGGCCATCCATCGACATCTGCTACATCAGTTGTGTGACGGAGGATTCCGAGTACAGCAAGATTGCACGTGACAGAACGTTCACGGGCACAGGGCCAGTTACAGAGAACTGGAACTACACCAGGAACTGGCGAATCTCCTGGGATCTCTACGGTCCGAATAGTGCCGATCGAGCGCGGCAAGTTCATTCTGCAATCTTCATGGACTACTTTGATACACAGCTTGCGCTCAATAATCTGTACTCACTGAATGACCCACCGCAGCCTATGCGCGTGCCAGTAGAGCACAATATGCAGTGGTACGATCATACTCATTTTGGCATCAATATGTACGAAGCAGTTTCCGAAACAATCCAAGACTCCATCGCCATCAGCGTGGAGGTCAAGCTCAATACGGACGCAGGACTTGCGGCCGACTTCACGGTTACGAAGCCCTAAGGCTATCAGCCGACTTCACAGTTACGAAGCCCTAAGGCTATCAGCCAACTTCACAGTTACGAAGACCTAGCACACACATCTTGATAGGAGACCCACCTTGTCCACACAGATACCGCCTCTCGCCTTGAGCAACATCATCGACATCTCGGTCACGGTGTCGCCTTCCACCCCAGCCGTGAACCCTTTCAATATCGGCCTGTTCGTAGGCCCCTCGACCGTAATCCCAAGCTACGGGGCAAACTCTCGCGTGCAGACGTTCACCTCGCCGGCTGCGGTTCTGGCTGCTGGCTTCTCGCTGTCAAGCCCGGAGTACCTGGCCTCGCAGATCTACTTTGATCAGACGCCCGCCGCCGCCAACTTTGCTCTCGGACGGCAGGACCTCACCGCGCTGCAGACCATCACGGTCGCGGGCCGCACGGTCACGGACGGCGCGATGACGCTGCAAGACACAACGCTGGACAGCGCTACGGCTGATTTTGTGACGGGCGATATCGGGTCCACCGTAATTGTTGAGGGCGCAGGCGCGGCGGGCGCGGCGCTTGTAACTACAATTTCAACCATTACAAGCACAACGGCGTGTGTTCTGGCGGCGGAGTCCTCGACAGCCGTTACTGGCGCGCAGACCAGCATCGGCTTTACGGGCAGCGGGTATCACGCAAATGACCTTGTCACGGTGACGCAGAGCGGCGGTAACTACGGCACCGTAAAAGTGCTGACCGTTGGTATCAGTGGGCAGGTGCTGACGGCTGCAGTCGTCTCCGGGCAGCAGGGCACAGGGTACACCGTAGCCAGCAGCCTACCGACGGTCGCAGTTTCGCCCGCAGTCGGCACTGGGCTTGAGGTGAACATCACCGCAGTCGGTGAGACGTTGCTTGATGCCGTTACGGCTTGCCGCGCTGTAAGTGGTCTGTGGTACGGGCTGGCGGTTAACGCGCCCACGCTCACTGACAACGTAAACATCAGTGAGTGGGCCGACCCGCAGTGGCAGAGCACGCGCTACTACGCCTACTCCAATGATGCGGCCATTCCAGCCGGCACTCCAAGTAACCTGGCCCTGCAACTTCAGACTTTGAATTTGCGCGTCATCGGGCAGTACGCCACCACGCAAAGCGGCCTTTACCCCAATAACGTCTATGCCGCTGTCGCGGCCATGGGCGTCGAGATGGGACTGCAGACCGGGCTTGCTAACAGTTTCTTCACACTGGCGCACAAGACCCTAGCCGGTATCGCGCCGGAGCCGCTCACGCAGACACAGTACCAGAACATCGTGTCTTCGGGCTTCAACGTGTACGGCAATTTCCAGGCGTACCAACTGGAGGAGCCTGGGTTCATGTCCAATGGCGCGCCGAGCTACCTGTGGTTGTATCTGGCGCTGCTGGTGGCTGAGCTGCAGAACACCGAGATGGCTGTGCTGCAGGGCAACCCCGCTGTGGCCCAGACCAACGCCGCCCAGCAGCTGCTCATTCAGGCTGCGAACGAGGCATGCGGCGTGCTGTCGGCGATCGGCTTCCTGGCTACGGCGGCTTGGGAAGGCGCGCCAGTCAGCATCCCGGGAGTCAGTATGCAGGTGGGCCAGGCCGTACCTAGTGGTTATCAAAATCAGTCGCAACCGTACAGCCAGCAGACCAAGGCAAATCGCGACGCCGGCCAAGCGATGCCGGTGTACACATTTGTGACAACCGCGGGCGCGGTGCAGAGCTTGTTGATCGCGGTCTACACGCAACTGTAGACATGGTAAAGTTTCGCAGCAACTAACAAGATTTAGGAGGCAGCAATGGTCGGCACGACATATTCGTTCAAGAGTTTGGTCGGGGTACTGAAAAACTCGATCGTCGGAGTTGTGATACCACTCACCGGCGGAAACATCGGGTTGGGCGGCATCACCATCCGTATGACAACCAGCCGTACCGTGCATGACGTTGCGGCAGACGGCACCGTGATGCCCAGCTACGTTGCAGGCGCCAACGGCGAGGTGGACATTGAGGTGCAGGAGACTTCCATCTTGCACAAAGCGCTGCTCACCCTCTATAACGCCTTAGTGCTGCAAGCCGACCTGGACGACATCCTCGGTTGGGCGGCCACCAGTATCAGCTTCGCTTTGCTGATAGACGGCAGCGTGCATACTTTGACTGGCGTCAGCTTCGACAAGATCCCAGACAAGCCCTACCAGGCGGCCGGGCAGAAGATGACTTGGAAACTCTTGGCCGCGAACATTTCCTCAGTCTAGCTCAGTAGTTCAGAGTCTTCGTCAAGTAGCATAAGGAGGCTCTCATGGGGGCTATCGTTTCTACACTTAGCGCCGTCTTCGCATCGCACGTAGGCGCAACGTACAGCTTCAAAGCGCTGACCGGAGTGCTACGAAACAAAGTACTGGGCGTCACAATTCCCTTCACTGGGAAGAACCTCGGACTAGGCGGCATCACCATACGCATGGCGGTGCCGCGCACTGTGCACGAGACAGGTGTGGATGGCGCTGTCATACCACTGTACATAGCGGGCGACAATGGCGAGGTAGAAATCGAGGTGCAGCAGTCTAGCGCTTTGAACTCCAGTCTGCTGTCCCTCTACAATCGCTTGCTGATGGCCGCACAGGGCGGAGACTACACCGGGTGGGCTGCCACCAGTATACTCTTCACCTACGCGG